CAATCCGAGGAACTTACTACTATTCATTATCGGAATTAATACCGCGCTTAGAATTAGCGATATACTTACGCTAAGGATTCGCGACATATCCGATACTCACCTAACGATTACCGAGAAAAAGACCGGCAAGCGTAGGCGGTTTATTATCAACGAGGCTATACGATCGGCTTTCCGAGATCTTATGCCAAACGACGCAAGCCCTAACGATTGGCTCTTTCCTTCGCGGAAAGGCAGTAATCCGATTGGTCGCGTACAGGCTTGGCGCATACTCAACAAAGCCGCCGAAGATGTTGGCGTTGATATTCCGATAGGTACGCACAGCCTTCGCAAGACATTCGCCTATCATGCGTACAATTCAGGCGTTGCTTTACCGTTGCTTATGCGTATACTCAACCATTCGAGTCAGCGAGAGACGCTGCGTTATATCGGGATCGAATCCGAGCAGATTGACGACGTGTTTGTTGACGTCTGCCTGTAGCGGAGGGCGGGCGTCTTTTTGTTTTCACGAATATTAAAGCGTTTTCTTGGTGTCCGTATTTAAAAACCGCAATGGGCGGAATTGCACCGCTAACCACCCCGCCCCCTATCCGGCTATTCCCCGATTTATCCGCGCTCAATGTAACACAAACGGATTCTGTTACATTCGAAATCGCTCAACCGCGCGCTTTGTCGCCTTTATCGCTTATTTCGATCGCTTTTACGTGTAAATTTCGTAGTTTATCCGCAGATCGACGCAAGCCAAAGCGTTTGGTCGGTCGCGCGTCAGAGGGCTTCGGCTGATGAATCGGCATAAATTCCGTACATCTTCGGACACGACCCCGTTCTATTCCTTCTATATAATGCGAAGCATCCTCGCCTATGTCCGAATACCTACTCGCCTTCACTCTCATCACCTTTACGCAACTCCGATATACGCGCCTTAATATCGTCCATATCACCGTCTTCCCTACCGTCCGTAACTTCGACCTTATCCGTCAGTAATCCCAGCGCTTGAAACGCCGTACGTAACATCGCTGCATTCCCGTCATTTATAATATGTTCGGGGATGCTGTCGACTATCTCCGGTAGCCTATCGCTTAAATTAAGTACCGTACGTCTATTCAATTCGTTAGCGAACGTTATGTCATTGCGCCATCTGCGCAGAGTCCGTTCGTCTACGCCCACCTTCTCGGCTACCTGTCCGTATGTTAGACCACCTCGCTTGGGTAACGATAAGTATTCGATAGCTGCGATCTGCTTTTCGTTTAACCTCCGTCTGCTCATTCGACTACCTCCTCCTTCTATTCGCTGTTTATGCGCCATTACAGGCGCTTATAGCACATACGCTATATAATCTCTATACCTACGCCGAAAAGCGTCCCATGCGCCTATAAACGCAGAATAGGCGGTAGTGACGTTCGGCGCGGGAAACTTTTATTTTAATTTTGAAGGGTTCCCTTTCTTTTTAAACCTCCGAGTAAGATATATCTATGTATTAGTCATTTATCGGATAAGGTTGTTATATGTATTATTTGATTCGTCCGAGAAGAGATGAGCCGTAGGCGAATCTCGACTCGGTATATTTTAGTAAATCTTTATAACGTAAATATTAATACGTAAGTCTTTATACCCCACTAAAATGTTAGTTACGTATCCACTAAAATGTTAGTTATGTAACCACTATTTTGTTAGTTATGGGATTAATCGCCAACATCGCGCATAGCTTCCGGAAACATTTCGAAGAACAATCGTCTGTCCTTTATCGGCTCTTTTACGTAATAAACGTAATTCCCTCCGGCATATCTGCGCTCATAATCGATTAGCCCGACCTCGCGTAATTTAGCGCCTATCCTGCCGACCGTATTCGGATGACAGTTCATCAACGCTGCAATCTCGTCTTGATCCGGAAAAGCATAGCCGTATTTATCGTTGTGATAGCTCGTTAATATTACGTACATGAGCGCGTGATTACCGTTGAAACCGGGCAACCGTGTATATAGTTGGTAAATCTCGTTAGGGACTTTCGTAAAATTACCGCTACCTTTATTCGACATAATAAAACCTCCACGTAATTATTCAACTTATTTCGACGGACGATTTGCCGCCCATTCGTCTAATAATCGGTCCAGCTCCTCGCCTCGTTCGTATTGCCAAAAACGCCTGCCGGTATTTACGTTATTTCCGACGCCGATAGTCCGCAATCCATTCCGCTGTAAATAGCGGTGTTGGTTCGGCGAGTAACAGAAATAAATCGGACTTACTTCATTTTTAATCATTCGACATAACCCCCGTTTTTATTTAACTTTATGTACGATATTCCCGTCCTTCTTAATCCAATCACGCCTCATGATTCGGGGCTCGTCCGTCTGCTTCGGGTATGGTTGCTTGTCCCGCAATACGTTAACGTCTTTAGATAGCGGGAAGATATAAATGTGTTGCTTTGAATAGATAATTGATACGTTGTCGTAAATCTCGCAAAGAATCTCCCTCTCAGTGCGTCCGCAAGTTCGCCCCTCTCGATGCCTATGCCAAGATGTCACGCGGTGAACTATTTCGCCATCTAAATCAAAAAACGAATTACTTACGTTATATCCGTAGTAACCCCAGTTTGTCGCTTGATATATCGTCCCAACATTACCCTCCTTACCGTCACTGAACGATAGAAGCCATTTAATATCGGGCCTAAATCGCTTGAGCCAACGGATAGAAAGCCCTATCGCCTGCGATTCGCTAAACTTCGGCGCTTCGTCCGTCATTGCCATTCTATTAAGCTCATACATATCTTTGTAAGTCGCGCCCTCCACTAAGTTGCCCGGCGTTTTTCTAGGATTCATTGGATAGCCGAACGATAGAACGCCAGCCAATTCTTCTGAACCTTTGTAGAAAATTCCTACATGCAACTTTGAATTAGCGACCACCTTGCCGGAGTAATGGAACTCCCTAATTAACGCGTTACCGGTCTTGGAGTCTATTTCGCGCGCGGTATAATTTCGATTATTAATTTCGCTCAACATAAAACGCTCCATTCACATATAATGTCGATTATAGTCCGCCGACTTGGTAAACATGGGCGACAGGAATCGAACCTGCCCAAACGGTTTTGGAGAAATACACGCTCTGCCGCATCGCCTGCCTTGGAACATGCGCCCATATATAAACAACGCAAAAAGAGCCGGCATAAGCCCGCTCTCTATTCGCATCTATTCTTCTCGAACCAAAACGTAACCTCCGCGTCAACAGACTCCTCGACTAGCCCGTACCTTTTCGCATGTCGGTAAACGCTAATATCTCGATTCAATCGCTTAGTGAAATTCCCGATAAGCCAGCGGAATTTCTCAACGTCCATATCCGATTTCATGACGTTGCAACTCACGCAGGCAGGCACGAGATTATCCTCCGCATCTCTTTCCGGATGCTTGGCGCTGCCGTCCGGTTGCCTGCCGAGTGGGAGGAAGTGATCGATGTGCCAGCGCTTGCCGAGCGATTCTCCGCAGTACCAGCAAACTCCGTCTGACTTAGCGTAAATTCTATCGCGCATCCGCAAGCTCCCTTTTTCGTTTTTATGACGCCTTCTCCAACTATATATGCAAGCTAATTAGACGTAATATATCATCCTTCGTTCGATATAATAAAAGCGCGCCTTTCAGTCGGTCACTTCGCTGAGTGTGCGCGCTTGCTTCGTTGTATAATCGCTATCCTTCCCGAACATATAGGCGTCAAAATAGGCGATTGTTACTACGTCGCCGCGTCAATTCTTCGTTTAGCCGTCGAAAAGTAGCCGGAATCCATCTCTATGCCGGTGAATCTGCGTCCGAGGTTCGCCGCTGCTACGCCCGTGCTGCCGCTGCCCATCGTCAAGTCTACGACGTGATCACCTTCGTTACTATATGTACGTATTAAATCTTCGAGTAATGCGACGGGTTTCTGCGTCGGATGAAAGCCGTCATAGTCCTTTTTGTAGCGAAGTATATTCGACTTATATTTCGCGCCGGGCGGAAGGTTGAATACTGCGTCAAATGACCGGTCTATCTCGCGCAATTCTTCGTAGGGAATAAAACCGTCCATACTGTTAATTTCGTACTCTAATATCAAGGCGTCGTAAGTAGCTTCCGTACAAAGAGCGTACTGCGAACTGTTCGTTCTAAACGTATGGTCTGCGCGCTGACCAATAGTTTCGATGATTTTACTGCGAGACTCTCCTATATACTCCAAGACTTTCGCAAAGTAAATACGCAACGGATGAAGTCCGTCCGTATCATGCGCCTTACTAAACACGAGAATATCCTCGAAGTAATTAACGGGCGCCTTCTTCGCTATTAAACTATTCGCGAAATGATCTTTCTCCCATATCATACGATAGCCGAACGGTAAGTTCGGGATAGCTTCGGTAATCAAACGGCTTGTGTACGGCTCTTGCGAAAACAATACGAGCTTGCCATTACGTCTTAGTATTCGATTAGATATCTCGTAAACTTTCGCTGGCTCTATCGGCATATCCCACGAAGTCTTACCTACCATGCCGTGGTTTATATCTCCTGAACCTCCGATATCCTTAACCGTCCCATACGGCAAGTCCGTCAATATTAAATCGACACTGCCGTCCTCTATTCGCTCGCTCTCCGTCAAACAATCGCCCTCATATAACGTTATCAATCGCTCATCTCCCGTCTTAGTTTTTCGTAACCATGCCGCAGGTACAAATTAACGTTGGCGCGGTGTATGCCCATCCGTTCCGCCGCGTCCGCCTGCGTAAGTCCCTCGAAGTATACAAGCTCGATTGCCTGTCGTTGCCTATCCGTCAAACCTGCGCCGTCTAATGCGCCATATAAGTCGAGATGCTCGGACGGT